TGGATAAAACAGAATATGACGTTACAACTCTTAAATTAAATAAGAATACAGCATCATATGTTTCAGAACCAAGTTATTTAATTGGAAGATTGATATATGATGAAGTGCAGAACAAGAGATTTGTAACATTTAAAAAGTCAAGATTAAATCCTAATCTGAAAGATACATTTGGTTTACCTGATGTTATCAATGTAGATGAATTAAAAGATGTCTGGACTAAAACAATTGAGAATAAATATGGTTCATCCATTACAAATGAACAGACGATAGACAGAACTGTTGTCCATGAGGATTTCGAAGAGATAAAGAAACGTGGTATGGAGTTAGGAAACTTACTAGCAAAGAATGGAAGAGTAGAAGAAGCAACTGCTGTTCTTAAACGTAACTTGGGTATAGATGATAATGGTAATGTTAAGATGTTTGATTCACTTAAAGAAAATCAAATAGAGTTAACAAAGGTTATCGTTATTGAACTTGAAGGATTAGTTGATAAATACATAACTAATAACAATAATTAATAACTAGAATTATATTGAGGGAAAAGGTGTCTAATACAAGATACCTTTTCCCATATATATGAGGTGTAATATGGCAAGAATATGCAAATGTAAAAGATGTGAGAAAGAGTTAATCAATGCCGAAGATAAACATAAACATAGTGGTAAAAATTATTGTATAAGTTGTTATAACCTAGTCAAAAGAGAATCAGATGATTATAAACAGTTAATACAATATTTATGTATGTTATGTGAAACGGATAAGCCATCATCTATTCAATTAAAAATGATAAAAAACTTACATACTATAAATGAATATCCTTATTCGGCTATAACATACACACTATGGTACATGAAAGATATAGAGAATGTGTTTAATCCTAAATATAGTTTAATTAATGTTCAAGATTATTATAATAAGGCATTTGAATTTTACAATGAGCAAGTCAAACGAAGTAAGAAGGTGCAAGAAAGTAATGAAATTAAAATAAAAAGAGCAGTGTATAGAAATAATAAAAGACAAAAAGTAAATGTAATAAACCTTGACGAAATTGCAACAAGTAAATAACTAATAACATACATCAACAGAAAGGGTGATTATTATTAATTTTTCAGAGCAGGTCGATAAGAAGGCAATATTTTTATTATTTGGTTGTTATTGTCATGAACCAAAGTATATATTGGATAACAAATTTGCTACAACTATTAATGATTATCCAGAGCAATTTCATAAAATTATATGGGGTTCGTTATATTCAATCGCTAAACAGGGTGGAATTATCAAGATAACACCTATGGACATTGAAAATAATATATCTCAATTTCCAAATGCTAAAGCCATATGGATTAACAACAATGGCTGGGAGTATATCGAAAGTGCAATTGAAGTTACAAGAGATAAGATATTGAATATTGATAAATATCATGATGAAGTCAGAAAATATTCAATAATAAGAAATGCAAAAGATGATTTGAAATTGGAAGTATCATTTATATATGATGAATCTGATGAGAATATCTTATATAATTTCCAACAAATGTCAGCAGAGGAAGTGCTGAATAGAATAAATGATAAGTTTTTAAACTTTAAAAAATTATGGAAGTCTGCATCTGATGACAGTTATGGTTTTCATATTAGTGATGATATAGAACAGAGATATATAGAACATAAGTCACAAGTAAATACATATGGTTATCCGTTTCAATCTCACTATATGACAACAGTTTATAGAGGAATGAAGCCTAAACGATTTATTATTAGAAGTTCGATATCAGGTGGTGGAAAGTCAAGAAATTCTTTGGCTGATGCAATCAATATAGCCTGTGATAAACTATATGATTGGTCTAAAAAAGAATGGATTAATATTGGAGAGAGAGAACCAGTGTTATTTATATCAACCGAATTAACTAAAGAAGAAGTACAAGATATTATATTGGCTCATATATGTGGTATATCTCAAGATAAGATAGAAGATTGGGATATGACAGAAGAAGAAGAAATAATATATAGAGAATCAATTAATATAGCACACAATTCATTGCTAGAAGTTGAATATCAATCTAATTTTACAATAGATTCTATATCAGATTTAATTGAATCTCATGTACTAAATAGTGGGATTAAATATTGTTTTTTTGATTATATAAATGATAGTCCAGCCTTATACACTTATTATTCCAAAACAACGCAAACAAGATTAAGGACGGATCAAGTATTGTTTATGTTTTCATGTGAATTGAAGAAGTTGTGTAATAAACATAATATATTTTTAGGTTCATCAACACAACTAAATGATTCTTGGAAAGATGATGCTAACAAGGATTCATCTGCTATAAAAGGCTCTAAGGCAATAATAGATAAAGCAGATGGTGGTATACTACAATTACCAGTAACACATAAAGATTTAAAGAGATTAGAGCCTATATTACATAGTGGTGGTAAGTTTGATAAAGTTCCTAACTATGCTTATTACATATTTAAGAACAGAGGTAATAAGTGGAAAGCAATTATAGTGTGGGTGCAATTAAATTTGGGTACAATGAGAGAACGAGATTGCTTTGTGACAGATTATAATTTTGAATTAATATCAGATATAGAACAGACAATTTTAGATTTTGATACGAAGGATATAGGAAATGTAAGTAATATTAATACAGTAGATATAGAAGATGTAGATGTAATTGATTTAGTTAATAATTTAAGAAGTAATTGAGGAATAACATATGACTTCAAATGAGTTAAAGGAAAAGATTAGTACAAATGATGTAAAAAAATTAATGGAATTATTGGGTGGAATTAATAGTTATGAAGATACAGATACTATAATATACAATACAATTTGTCATTGTGGACATAAAAACAAACTATATTACTATAAACAAACGAAAAATTTTCATTGCTATACAGAATGTGGAAGTATGGACATTATAGGTTTGGTTATGAGTGTTAAAGATTATACCTTTATTGAAGCAATGAACTGGATAAAATTAACATTAAATATATCAGATGAGTATGCAGTTGGATTTGTTAATGCTGATAATCAGAATACATTATCTGATTGGTCGTTTATCACACGATTCAAAGAAAAAAGTAAGCCTAAAGAAGAAGATACCTTTGAATTTAACATATATGATAAATCAATTTTAAATATCTTTTCTGATGTTCATTATCAAGGGTGGATTGATGAAGGTATATGTGATAAAACCATGAGCAAGTATAATATTAAGTATTGTATATGGGGCGAAAAGATTATTATTCCTCATTATGATGTTAATGATAATCTAATTGGAATAAGAAATCGAATGTTAACTGAAATTGATATAGAAAAATATGGTAAGTACTCACCTTTAAGGGTGGGGAACACCACATATAATCATCCTTTAGGTAGAAATTTATATGGGTTAAATAAAAATATAAATGCTATCAAAAAGAAAAGAAAGATGATGCTTGTTGAGGGAGAGAAATCTGTGATGCAAGCAGATACAATGTTTGGTGATGACAATTTTACAGTTGCTTTATGTGGATTAAACTTATCTGAATATCAAAGAAAGATGATAATTGATTCAGATGTGAGAGAAGTCATTATTGGTATGGATAAACAATATAAGACAGAAGAAGAATCATACGAATGGGCGAAAGTACTAAAGAAAAAGATAATTGATAAACTAACTCCATATGTTACTGTATCAGTATTATGGGATGCTTATGATATGTTTGATTATAAAGATAGTCCTACAGACAAAGGATATGAAAAATTGCTAAGGTTAATGGATAATAAAATTATAGTTGGTACGAATGGGGGCGATTTGTAATGTTTACATATAAATTGTTAGGTAATGGAATAACATTTGGTAATGAAATTGTAGATATATTAAAATTACAAGGTATTAATGATATAGAAGAGTTTATAAATCCTTCTGAAAAACATATTGAAGATGTAGAATTGTTTTCAACAATGACTAATGCAGTAAGAACACTTTTGAATGTTTTAAATTCAGATAACAAAATAATTGATTTAGTTGTAGATTGTGATGTTGATGGTTATACATCTGCTTCTTTAATATATTTATACATTAAAAAGATTTGTTCGAGTGCAACAATTCAAATACATGTACATAAAACCAAAGTTCATGGTATTAAAGATGTATATGAATCATTGATTAAAAGCAAATCATCATTAATTATTATCCCAGATGCAGGAACAAATGATGATGAATATTTAGAACGAGTTATAAAAACTAAAAAAGTTATTATCTTAGACCATCATAAAGCAGATAAAAACATTATTGAAAATTATAATTTAAATTATTATAAATCACAGTATAATATTGTGAATAATCAGTTAGAAGATAGTGTAACAGATAAAGCAATGACAGGTGTTGGAATTGTTTATAAGTTCTGCAAGAAGGTGGACAAAGTATTAAATGTTAATTATGCAGATGATTACTTAGACTTAGTTGCTCTTGGCATGATAGCAGACAGAGCTGATTTAACTAACTTACAATCAAGATATTTAGTTCTTAAAGGATTGCAAAGTATATCAGATAATACTAACTTTAATCCTTTAATATCCGAGTTTGTTAGACAGTTATCTTATAGATTAAAAGGTAACATAACAATTAATAACATAGGATATTATGTTGCTCCATTACTTAATGCGTTAATTAGAATAGGTACGATAGAAGAGAAGAGAATGTTGTTTGAAGCATTTGTTAATCCTCATTGCCGATTAGATAAAGAGATTAGAGGTAAAGGTTTAGTCAATATGTCTATTCAAGAATATATGTATAGAAGTTGCGATAGTTTAAAACGTAGACAAGACAAGATGGCAGAAGATGATGCTAAAAAATTAGAGGAACAGATTGATACATTTGAATTAAATAAATATCCAGTTATTGTATGTAAACTTGAAGATGGAATGGATGCAGGAATCACTGGATTAATGAGTAATAAGATTGCTTCACATTATTCAAAGCCATGTTTAATACTTAAAGATATAGGAGATAAGTTAACTGGTAGTGGAAGAGGTTCAGACAAATCACCTATTGGTAATTTTAGAGAATATTGTGAAACATTAGGTATAATAGAATGTCATGGACATGATGGAGCATTTGGTGCAACGATAAATAAGAAGAACATATCAATGTTATATGGTATGTTAGCAAGAGATATTGATAAGTTTGCTAATTTACAATTAAATGAAAAAGAATACTATGTTTATCATGTATATGATGCTACAGATTTAAGTGATATTAACATAAAAAACATATCCAAATATAATTATTTATTTGGTAATGGTGTGGAAGAGCCTTTATTTGTTATAGATAATATACCTTTAAATATGTATACTACTACATTACAAGGAGAAAAACAAAATAGATTTGATTTTACTTACAAGAATATAAAGTTTGATATGTATAGTAAATCTTCATTGTTTGATATAGTTAATGATATGTACAATATAGGGGATAATCTTTTAGTTTCGGTTGTTGGAAGTTTTAAGATGGGAGAAGGGAATAGACCTACAGTTGTAATTAAAGATATTAATTATAAAATAAATAATAACGCAAGTGTATTTGGTTTATAAGAAAGGAAAAAAATATGAATATATATGCTTACGATTTTGAGTGTTACTCTAAGATTAATTGGTTTTGTGTTACGTTTATTAATATAAATAATCAAGCAGATGAAACAGTAATTGTTAATGATGTAGATAAATTAAAAACATTTTATAATTTTCATAAAGATGATATAGTTGTTGGTTACAATAGCAGACGATATGATTCAATTTTATACAAAGGTATACTGGCAGGTATACCTTGTGGATATTTATCAGAGCAAGCAATGAAAGGCAAGAACGCACATGAAATATTACAAAAGAAAAAATCAATACAATTGTATGATTTTGATGCGTTAGTAAAAGATAAATCGTTAAAGACTTTAGAATTATTTATGGGTGATGATATTAGGGAAACACAAGTTGACTTTAATATTAATAGACCATTGACACAAAAAGAGATAGAGCAAACATTATATTATAATCGACATGATGTTATAGAATTGATTAAAGTTATTAAATTAACATATGATGAATTGCAAGGTCACTTAGATATTATATCACTCTATAATTTGGATATGAGCAACATATCTAAAACTAAAGTACAACTTGCTTCAACTGCTTTGAATGTAGTTAAACAGCCAACATTAGATGATGAATTTGATATTAAAGTACCTGACAATATTGAGATAAAAGATAAATATAAATTTATTGTTGATTGGTATTTAAATCCTAAGAATTGGAGTTACAAGAATTATTTACATTCTAACGATAATCAACATAATCGACAATTAAATTGTATTATTGCAGGAATAAAACATGTGTTTGGGTTCGGTGGGGTGCATGGTTGTAGTGATAAACATATAATAGATTGTAAAAAAATAGGTGGTTTTTTACTTGATGCAGATGTATCAGCAATGTATCCTACACTTGATATCGTATATGGATTATTAAGTAGAAAGTTTAAGAACCCAGATGACTTTAAACAAATGAGAGATTTAAGGCTAGAATTTAAAGCCAAAAAAGACAGTAGAAGTGATTCATTGAAACCTATGATTAATGGTACATATGGAGCATCTAAAGATAAGAAAGGTGCTATGTATGATCCATTGATGGCTAACTTAACGTGTATATACGGACAGATGATTATATTAGATGTGTTATGCCATATAGAAGATTATTGCGAAATTATTCAGAGCAATACTGATGGTATATTCTTCTGGGTTAAAGATGAAGAAACGAAGAATAAAGTTATATCAATCATAGATGAATGTGGTAAGCGATTATTTGTAAACTTTGAGTATGATGAATATACAAAGATGATACAAAAAGACGTTAATAACTATATAGCAGTTAAATCAGACGGAAAGATTAAATGCAAAGGTGCAATGGTTAAGTATAATACACCTATTGATAATAACTGTTCTATACTTAATGATGCAGTAAGAGAATATTTTATAAATGATACACCAGTTGAAGATACTATTAATAATTGTAATGAATTAATTAAGTTTCAGACATTGGTTAAACTATCTAGCAATTATAAAGAAGTTATATATGGCACAATTAATGATGAAAAAAACATGGAAAATGGTGCAACATTAGATGGTAAGGTACATAGAGTTTTTGCTAGTACCAAAGAAGAGCATGGTGGAATATATAAAGTAAAGATTGAGAATGGTGTAAAGAGTTATGAGAAGTATGCTAACACTTCAACACATTTGTTTATTCATAATGATAGTGTAATAGGAGTTGAATGTCCTGACTATTTGGATAAACAATATTACATTGATGAAGCAAATAAAAGAATTAAATTATTCTTAGAAGATGAAGTTGAAAATACTGAAACTAAAGATTTGTTTAACATATTAGGAGATAATTTAACATCATATGTTAATTTTCTCATATCAGTAAAAGAAAAATTTAATTCAATTAAAATACTTGATAAATATATCAGTGCTAATTGTTTAAAGATGTTTGGTAACTTAAATAAATTAAAACTCTTTAATGAATTATTTATTAAATTATATGATAAGAAACAATTAAGAATAATAACAGTGGATAAGTTAACTAAAGATTTTAATTTGCCACATTTGAAAAACATAATAGAGAATAACTCTATACTTAAAAATAAAACATATGTTGAATTTAATTATATAGAAGCATTAAAAGATATATTTAACATTATACCTAATGATTATAATATTAACTTTATTAATGTGGCTAAAGCACAAATATCTTTGTTTAATGATATTAATTATACAGACACAAGAGTGAAAGATAATATATATTATGTGTTAAATATAAGAGATGTAATCAAACCTAATGCAATATTATACAGAGTATGTGATGGAACATTTATATATGCAAAGGTTAGACCTACTACATATTCAATTTTAAGATTGTTTGATGGTGATGTTATAGAAATTAAAAATTCAACATACATTAATGGAGTCAAAGTTGTAGGCAAAGATGAAAAAGGAATAAATATTATAGAAGAAGATGAAAGTAAAAAACATTTTTACGTTGAAACTTATAATATTATATATAGAGAACCTAAGAATAATTATATTGAAAGCGAGGATTTATAATGGAAGAAAATATTTTAAAATTAGTAATTGAAATGAATACTATGTTTTATCCAAAGAAGAGTAGAAGGATCGAGAGTGGAGAATTTGGAATTATTAAAGCAAAAGTTATTAAGAGATTAGATGGCACAGAATACAATGATGACTATATTAAATTAAAAGGTATTTTTTGTGAAATGGTTTATCTTCAAGAGTATAAAGTATATTGCAAATTAGCAGAGAGTAATCCTAAATACGGAGATACTTATGAAGTAACATTTATTAATCCTAATGTTGAATTAAATAACAGAGAGCAACAGAAAAACTTCTTGAAAAATTTTGTTAATTCAAATGCAGTAGACAAGTTATTTGATGCATATGATGATGTTATATCTATCTTAGAAAATAAAGATATGGATAAGTTATGTGCAGTTAAGGGTATTAGAAAGCCAGTGGCAAGAAAAATATTATCATCATATGAAGATAGTAAAGATTATTCACAGATATATATTGAATTAGATAATGTAGGTTTAACTCATAATATGATAGGTAAATTAATGGCTCATTATAAATCACCACAGACTGTAATAGATGTGGTTAAGAATAGACCATATGATATGGTATCAATAGATGGTATCGGCTTCAAAACTGCTGATAACATTGCTCTTAAAGCAGGAGTTGAATTATTTGATGAATATAGAATTTGTGGCTTTATGGAATATATATTAGAAGAAAGTGCAGAACTAGGCAAATCATACTTATATTATACTGATTTAATATCAAGTGTATATAATACAATTGGCAATGTACCTAATGATGTATTAGTCAAGGTTGCTACAAAATTAATTGCAGAAAATAAAATTGTATTAAGAGATAATAATACAAAGGTATTTCTTAAAAAATATTATGAATTAGAAATGAATATATATAAAGAATTATTAAGATTATATATAGGTTATACTCCAACAGATGAACCAGTATATGAATATCATCCAAAGCCTTTTGTCATAAGTGACGTAGAAGAAAAGATTAAGGATATAGAAAAGAAACAAGGTTTTGAATTTACAGACGAACAGAAAGATTTCATATATAAAGGTATTAACAAGAATGTAATTGCTTTAACTGGTGGAGCAGGATGTGGAAAATCTTCAACTGCTAATGCAATTACTTCATTATTCAAGAATAGACTTATAACATGCGTTGCTTTAAGTGGCAAGGCATCTGTTAGAATAACAGAAGCAACTGGATTACCTGCTCAAACAATCCATATGGCATTAGGTTATGAGTTTGGTGGATTTGTTTATAATCGTAATAATAAATTACAAACTGATATTGTTATAATAGATGAAGCAACAATGATTAACGGAACATTATTCTTACAGTTATTAGAATCTATCCCAACAGGAGCAAAGGTTATTATAATGGGTGATGTACAACAGTTAACTCCGATTGGTAATTGCCAAGTATTTGCAGATATATTGAAGAGTAAGGTTATAGATGTTGTTAAATTGACTAAACCACATAGACAAGCATTAAGAAGTGGCATAATACCTACATCAATTGATGTGGCAAATAACAAACAAATATTTGATAGTGATTTTGTTGGCAATACTATTGTTGGTGAATTACAAGATATGGAGTTTGATATATTTAATGATGGTGATATTGTAGATTCAGTGGTTGAACACTTCAAAAAAGAAATGAAGAAGTGGGATAACAATATTATGAATGTACAGATTACTACACCAATGAAGTCAAGAGGTGATGTTTCTTGCTTTAATCTGAATACTATTATACAGAGCATATATAATCCTATTGATGAATGGCATAGTGGAGAAGAAGTGTTTGATGTTCCTATTGCTAAGGATAAGGTGTATCATATTCATGTAGGAGATAAGGTTATCAACACAAAAAATAATTATAAAACTGTAGATATATATGATAACGAAGTTCCTATAAAAAATGGCAACATAGGTATAATAACTGAAATGTCAGATTCAGGTTGTGTTGTTGATTTTGAGAACATTGGTAAAATAGTATTAAGTAAATCAGAAATGAAAAATTTAGAATTAGGTTATGCAATATCGGTTCATAAATGTCAAGGCAGTGGATTCATTTCTACAATTGTAGCAATGAATAATGGTAGTTATCTTATGAATAACTGTGAGTTATTGTATACTGCATTGACAAGAGCAATTAAATATTGCGTTCTTGTAGCAGAAAATAAGACTATACGAATGGCTATAAGTAAGCATGAAACAAATAATAAGCAGACTATATTATCAGACATACTTATTGAGAACAAAAATAAATTCAAATAATTTTAAAATAAGTGTTGACAAGATAGATGTTATATAGTACAATAATATTGTCGATAAAGATGATTCTAAAAAAATTCTTTTATTTTTTTTCGAACCACTTATGCGATAATGTCGGGCGGACATTTATAAAGAGAGGATTTCATTCCTCTCTTTTTTTCATTCATTATTTTAGTATTACAGTTATATTCATATATATAAATAAATAATTATTTGTATTTATTATTAATTATATCCTTGACAAATGATAATACATAATATATAATAAAAAATATAAAATATCGTATGTCGTAATGATAAAATATTTTATTATTATTTCTAATAAGTATTTATAAGTATAAGAAAGGATGATTATATGAATGAATCACTGTATGAATTAAGTGAACAGTATAAGGAAATACTGTATATGTTAAATGATCCAGAGGAAGATGAACAAGTAATATTAGATAGTCTTGAATCACTTGACTTTGACATTGAACAGAAAGCCGAAAACTATGGCAAGATTATTAGAATTTTAGAAAGCAATGCTAAGGCAGTTAAAGAAGAGAAAGAAAGATTACTTGAAAGAGAAAAGCATTTAGAAAATAAAATTAAATGGCTTAAAAACAATATGAAAAATTGTATGTATAATATGGGAAAGAAAAGAATAGATACAGATTTATTTTCTTTTTCTATATGTAAAGCAGGTGGCAAACGTAAATTGACAATGGATGTACCTATTGATAAAGTTCCAGAAGAGTTTAGAATAAAACAACCAGACTTAGCAGATAATGATAAACTAAGAGATTACTTAAAGAAACATGGTATGGAAGGTGATGATGGTTCAGTTAATTGCGAATGGTGTCATTTAGAACCACAGACAGAATACCTTAGAATGAAATAGTTTGAACGGAGAATGAGATTATGAATGATAATATGTTAAACAATGATGATGTAGTATATACAGTAAAGGAAGTAGCCGACATACTTCATGTCAATAAAAATTATGTATACAATTTAATAAACAAAAATCTTATTCCAGTTATGAAATTTAAATCATATAGAATAAGAAGAAGTTCGTTAATTAAATTTTTAAATGAGTATGAAAATGTTGACTTATCCCAAATATAGTAAATTCCAAATTCATTTGTTCTCAATTTGTTCTCAAAAAAATAAATATTTTTGTGGATAAGTTGAAACAAATGAATACAAATAAATTTTTGCTATTAAGAATATCCTTTATTGACAAGGGTTTCAGAGTATAGTAAAATAAATATAAATTTAATGGAATACTGACTAATAGATTGGGTAACAATCCTATGGTTGGTGCTACTGTTGCAGTTGCTGTTGCTGTTCAGGAAGCGTTCGATAACGGTAAATGCTAGGGTTTGAATAGATTGTTTAAATAATTAATCAGATGTTTGACAAATGCTTGATTAATAAAAGTATCAAATGTTCTCATGGTGTTCTCATAAAAATATTTTGAGAACACACTATGAGAACATGAGAACAAACTATTTACAATATGACATTATTCATTTACAGATATTGAATTTAATATGTTGTTGTTCTTATTAATCATTTCATCTGTAAGATGAGTGTAGATGTTGAGAGTGGTTTCTACATTTTTATGTCCTAATCGAACTTGTACATACTTTATATCTGCTCCTGCAACCAGCAAGTTTGTAGTATGTGTATGTCTAAGAGAATGATAATCCCAGTTAGGCATATTTAATTCATAATGAACTATTCTACCACAGTGTTGCATAACTCTTGGTTGAATATATTCACCACATTCACGTCTGCTAAATGGGTGTACTTCAATGGAATCTTCACTTCGTTCTGTTGACAGTACACCTTTACTGTTTTTATAAAGATGAACATAATATTTACCATAAAATAATTTATCTTTCTTTTGTTGTAGTTTTATTTTTTGTAATAACTTAAATGTTTCATCATCTAAATCTATAACTCTTTTTGATTTATATTTGGGAAGAGAGTAGTACCACTCATTATTAGTATTGCATTGTATTTGATTATTTATTGTGATTGTTTTAGCATCTTCGTTAAAATCATTTATATCTAATGCAAAGGTTTCTCCAAGTCTTAATCCACAATTATATGCTAATATCAAAGGTAAGTATTGAGAAGAGCCATATGGAAAACGATTGATGATTGTCTTAAAATCATCAGGCGATATGACGTATCGTTCTTTCTTTCTTGATTTCTTTTTTGATATTGCATTTACGGAAGGTAATTCCACATATAACATTGGATTATTATTTAATATCTGTAAAGGTTGTATGGCATACCTGAATGATTTAGATAGTATTCCCTTTAATGATAATAATGTATTTCTCGAAAAGCCATCATTAAATCTATCATTAATATATTGTTGTAATACAATAGGAGATATGTTATTCAATCTATACATACCAATGTATGGTACAATCAAATTCTTTATTTTTTTTCTATATCCTTCTACTGTAGTTGCTTTTAAATTGGTTACACAATATTCATCTAACCAGTAATAAAGATAATCAGTTACAGATAAATTATCTATCTTAGATGTATTGACTATTGAACCGATATTATTATATTCATTCTGTGCTTTTGTTCCTTCCTTTATTGCTTCACCTTTTGTTTTAAATCCACTTCGAGAGATATATTTCCTCTTTCCATTTTCGTTAGCAATCTCAAAGCGATACTGCCAAACATTTCCTCTTTTAGTTATTTGTAATGTTTTCATATATAATAACTCCTTTCTTATTTATGAGAATATTATAATGTATATATATGTAAATGTAAAGATAAATATATAATAAAAAGTGTTGACAAATGAAAAAGACTATTATATAATATTATTATACATTATAAATATACACACGATTAATAATATATATGCAAGCAATATCGCATATATGATATGAAAGTGAGGAATATTTACACACAATGAAAAACTTAAAGAAAGTTGTAGTTGGTACAGTTATATTAGGAACTGGTTTAGGTTTATGTAATTATACTAACTGCAACACACCAAATAATACAACGTATTCATCAGCCAAAAAAACTATTTCTACAATACAACCTACAAATAATAATGTAGAACAAAATGTAGAAACGCAAGTAAATGTACAAACTGATACTATCAATTGTCAAAGCGATATAAAAGCACCTGACGAACCTTTGATAGATGGATGGACAACAGATAGGCTTAGAGTACGAATTGAACCAAATATTAATTCAGAAGTATTAGATGTATTAGAATATAATACTTATATTCAATACAATAATACAAATGATAATGAATGGCTCAAAATAAATTATGAGGGAAAGAGTGCATACATTTGTGCGAAGTATGTAAAAAATGAAGAACAACCAATAGTAACACCAACACCAAAGCCGACTTCGACACCTACCCCTACACAAAGTCCGACTAGTAAACCAAGTAATACAGTTACCATACCACACACAGCTAGTGGATTTAAGTCATATATGAGCTATCGAAAGATAACTAATAAGAAGTCTAAGCAATATATATTACAACACACAGAAGCCTATACTGGTACATATGGAATACGACAAGTAAATGGTAGATATTGTGTTGCAGTTGGTACATCTGTACATGCAGACATTGGACAGTATGTGGATATTGTTCTTGACAATGGAACAATCATACCTATCATTGTTGGGGATATTAAAGATGATAGAGATACATATTCAGACAATATCGTTACATCTGCCAATGGTTGTTGTACAGAATTTATAATTGATGAAAATGAATTAGATAGTAAAGCAAAACGTTCTGGTGACATATCATCATGTAACGATGGTTGGAATACTAAGGTACAGTGTTTCAAGGTATACGATACAAATATTTTTAACAATTAGTAACTAGACAATGTGTTTTTTATAATGTATTAATAACGAGGGAGTGTGATTGAGAAAAATGATAATCGCATTATTAGGAAAGAGTTGTTCAGGGAAAACAACATTAGCAAAAAGATTAAAATTATTTGGCATAAACCAAATACCTATTTATACTACAAGACCTAAACGTATAAATGAAAAGGAAGGTCTTGAGTATATCTTCGTTAATAAAGAAAAGTTTATTAGTTTGATTGATGATGATTTCTTTATTGAAACATCATCATATCAAATTAATGAAAGTACCGAATGGTATTATGGTATACCTAAAGAATCGTTAAAGGCAAATGGAATAATGATAATGAATCCGTTTGCTTATAAATATATCAAAGAATTATATAGAGATAAAATCTTTGGTATATATCTTAAAGTATCTAAAGAATCATTAATTAATCGACTTCATAAAAGAGGTGATGAGTTGTCAGAATGTGAAAGAAGATTAAAGGCTGATGATGATGACTTTGAAAACTTTGATGAAGAAGTTGATTTAATTATCAACAATGATAAGTTAAATGTTAAATTTGTTGAAACAATTATATTAAGCATATGTAATTTATTAATGCTAAATCCAAGTAAGTTATTTAAAGATTAAACAGAGAAAGGTCAGATGCATATGAATGTATACGTTAATTTCAATGAAGTCTTTGATGATAAAACTGCAATATCAAGATTATATTGTGAGAAATGTGGAAAGTATATTCCACCAGAGGATATAATAAGCAATGATTACTATGAATTAAATGTCCAACCAAATGTAATAAGAGAATGGTTGGAGAACAAAAAGTTTTATGAGAAGTATTTACCTTTTGAAAAAGGTTCGTATGAGGTTTTAACAACATTGCATAATTTAAATTTTATAATAACTATATTTATTCCATACAATAAATACAATGCAAATAAATATAAGATAGATTTAATAAATAATAAATTGCCATATTGCAATGTTAATGTATTACGTTCAGATAAACCTAAAGAAGTTTTATCAAATTGTATATATATTGATAATTCTAATACATACGAATACTCAAACACTACACATAAAATATCTATAGGATATGATGATAAAATAACAAATAATTTTAGAGGAAAGGATTGGTATGATGTGTTGAATTATTTAGTACATCAGACCATTATTAAATAGTTGAATGGAAGGATTAAATATTGGTAATCAAATATACTTTGTAAGATTAGATGAGATACTTAATTTAACAATTAGATATATAAAAGATAATATTATTGTTGGTTGCGATACTGCAACTAAACAAGCATATCTTATTGACGTTGATAAGAGTGAATCAAATATCTTTTACAGTATATCTAGTGCAAAGAAATATCTTAACAGTATATGATGAAGATGAAATGGAGAGTGCATTATGGGGAACGTAATAATTTTAGAGCAGACAACTAAAACACCAATTACATTAATCGGTAAGATGGCAGGAGTGTGTTATGGTTCTGATGTGGAAGATGATACAAAAAATAGGAATCGTGGAATTGATTGTATTAATAGTGGACATGGAAGAACTTTAGAATATCCTGAAATATATATGATTATTGATGGTTATTCTGCAAGAGTTATGAGAGAGTGGTACACACATATAGCAGGTAGTCCAACAAGATTACAGGCAAGTACAAGATATATTGATTATGAACATGGATTTGATTATGTAACACCACCTAAGATTAAAAATAATAAAGATTGTAATAAAGTTTATAAAAGCATGATGAATCATATTAAGATTTCCTTAGAAAAGTTAGACCAACTTGGAGTACCTAAAGAAGACTCTGCTATGGGATTACCACTAGGTATGACAACTAAAGTTGTTGATAGAAGATGTTTAAGAAGTTTAGTTGAAATGTCACACCAAAGATTATGCACGAGAGCATATTGGGAATACAGACATTTGATGGTAGATATCATGGATGCTTTATCAGAATATTCTGATGAATGGAATTATATTGTGAATAGCACTAATTTATTTGAACCTAAATGCACATATTTAGGTGAATGTCCAGAAAAGAAATCATGCGGATATTATGTAAAAGGTTTGACAACAGATAAATAAGGAGAGAAAAAACATATGAATAATAATTATAAGTTTAAATTATATACAATTGGATGTCCTAAATGCAATATACTATATAAAAAATTACTCGCTAAGTATTCTTATTTAAATTTAGATGAGTTAAATAAACTATTAACTTTATGTTCAGACGAAGAAGAGATGATTGAAAATGGAATATCTATGTTGCCAGTATTAAGAGTGTATGATTTAAATGGTAACATAACAATGGATTTAGAATTTGATGATGCAATTGAATTTATAAAGAAACTATAAAAGTACAAAGGAGAGAAATTATATGATTATCAATTTGGATCTTGATAAAGACTTTGAAAATTGTTTAAACAAACTCAAAGTAAAATACGGAGAAGACTTTGATTATTTAAATGGCTTACATGAATCACAGTTAAACTTTTCCACATTCATTGATAATTTTATTGATAAGAATGTGGCTGATGTATCAATTGATGCTAATGCTAATGCACATCATAAAGATATAGCAACATTAGCAAAAGAGAAATGCAAAAGCGAAGATAAACTTCATGCCCTTAATAAAATCTTTTATGACATGAAGAAGATGTATGGATTAGAAATTGCTGAATTGTGGCTAGAAACAGAGTGGAGTGGTGCGTTTTACATTCATGATTCTTCATCTTCTACATTTGTTTCATACTCATACAAAGGAACAGAAACAGTAGTAGTTAAATATAAAGACAAATTACATTTAATTCCGTTTTCTGATTTGTATGAATTAGTTGAAGGTACAGAAGTCTTATTAAACAAAGAAGATAATGCTTATTGTAAGTATACTAACGATTTAGTTGTCTGGGATAAAGATGGCTGGACAAAGGTAATTAGAGTAATTAAGAAACCTAAAACTAAACCTTTTCATTTCATTAAAGCGAACAATGGTATGAGTGAGATTGTTACAAGTAATCATCCAATAATAACAACTAAAGGTGATAAAGAAGCAAAGTATATTACAACAGATGATACGTTATACACACAAGAGTTTAATCAATCTTTTGGTAATGTTGATACAATCTATTGCTTAGAAGAATTAAAAGGCACTAAGTTATTATTTAAAGGCGAAGCAGTTAATAGTTATACACCGAGAAATGAAAGAGGGCAGGTTTGTTATACTCAAAATGTAAATCCAATACAGAATGAGATTAAGTTAGATTTTGATTTTGGTTGGTTAGTAGGAATGATTATTGCTGATGGATTCAAAGGACAAAACACTATAGTTATTACTCAAAACAAAGGAGCAATATTTGATAACGTTATTAGAATTTGCGAAGAAAAGAATTATGGTTATAGTATATTTGGTAAACCTAATTCAAATGCTTACAACATTATAATTAGAAGCAGAGTATTTAAAGATATAATCGCACAATGTTTTATTATTGGTAAGAAATCAAAAGATTATCGTTTCCATAGCGATATTCTAAAATATAATAAAATATTTTTAAAAGGTATTATTAGTGGAATACTTGATGGAGATGGAAGTTTAACACAAGCTCAGGGAAGAAGAATACATTTAAGAACGACTTCCAGAGCATTAATGAACCAATTAGCATTTATAATCAGAATGTTTGGTTATACAGTAAGAGAACAGACACCTAGTATATATAGACCTAATGATTTAATTCAACAGAAAAATTATATATATCATGTAGCATTTACTCCATACAAGGATGTTGAAAATTTTGATTCAATTAAAATCAGAGAACATAATGTTGAATATACATCAAAAGAATTAGAGGGCAGATATACAAATGGTAAATATAGTTTTGGTTATGGAGAAAAACCAGTATCAAATAATGTTGTCTTAGATGAAGATGATGATAAATATGTTTATGACATATCAGTTGAAACAGGACATTTCATTTGTAATAACATATTATCCCATAATTGTTATGCGTATGATTTAACACGATTAGCAACAGAAGGTTTATTTTTCTTAGAACATTACAATAATCAGCCACCTAAACATCTTACAACATTTATAGATGATACCATAGAGTTTGTTTCATATTTCTCTAACAGGACAAGTGGTGCGTGTGGTTTACCAAACTTCTTGTTATGGTGTATGTACTTTTACAATAAAGATATAGAGAATGGATATTATATTAAAGATAAGGACTATTACCTAAAACAAACGTTTCAAAAATTTATTTACAGAATCAACCAACCTTTCATGCGATTAGATCAATCTGCCTTTGTTAATTGTTCTATATTCGATAAGTATTATTATAATGCTTTGTTTGGTGGAGTGGAATTTCCAGACGGAACGTTCGCAGTAGATTATGTAGATGATTTTATAAAGATTGAAAAGATATTTATGGAAGTTATATCTGACATAAGAAGTGAGAATATATTTACATACCCTGTTCTCTCATATAGTTTACTCAAAAAGAAGATGACTAAAGAAGAGTTGCGTGAAGCAGAAAAGAAAGGTATAGAAACAGGAGAGTGGAATATATTCGTTGATAATAAATTTGCACGTTGGTGTTCTGACCATAACATGAAATGGAATGATAGTAATTTCTTTATGTCTGATAATGTTGGCACACTAAGTAACTGCTGTCGCTTACTATCTGACACTAAGAAACTAGATGCTTTCATTAATTCAATTGGTGGTACAGCATTAAGTATAGGTTCAGTGAAAGTTAACACAATGAACTTAATGAGAATAGCCTATGAATCAGAACGTGATGAAGATAACTACTTAAAGATATTATATGATAGAACATTATTATGTTGTAAAACATTAGATGTACAAAGACATATCATACAAAGAAACATTGAGAAAGGATTACTACCTAACTTCTGTGAAGGTGGAATAGAACTTTCAAAATGTTATTCAACAGTTGGTATATTAGGTTTATATGAAGTTATAGAATACTTTGGATATATTGAGAAAGATGCGTTTGGTAATGCTTATTATACTGATGAGGGTATGAAGTTTGCAGAAAAGATATTTGAAGTTATCAATTCAGTCAAAGATAATTTTACTGATAAATATAGCCTAAATGTTGAGAGCGTACCAGGTGAGAACTGTGCAGTAATCCTTGCACAAAAAGATAGATTATTATATAACGACAAAGGATTTGATAAAGATATATACTCAAATCAATGGATTCCTTTATCACAGAAATGTACAATAGATGAAAAACTTAGAACAGCATCAATATTGGATGCTAAATGTAGTGGTGGAGCAATAGCACACATTAATATAGAAAGTAATTTCCCAACAACAAAAAGTGCATGGGATATGTTAAATTATATTGCTTGTAAAGATGTTATCTATTTTGCATTTAATACACGAATAAACGAATGTAAAAACCATCATGGATTTGTGGGAACAGATATATGTCCAAATTGTGGTGAACCTGTAATAGATACATATCAAAGAATAGTAGGATTCTTACAACCAGTCAGAACTTATTCAAAAGCAAGAAAGAAAGAGTTCACAACAAGACAGTGGTATTCCTACGCAGAATTGAAAGGAGAATAATTTTGATTGTAAAAAACTTAATCACTTATGATGTAGTACAATTCAAAATTCCTTCAATGGTTGTTGCCTTCTCACATTGTTCCTTTAAGTGTGAGAAGGAGTACAACTGTAATTGTCAAAATAAATCATTGGCTGAGTCAACATCTATAGATATATCATATGATGATATATTGAAAGCATATGCAAATTCAAAGATGTGCAAAGCATTAGTGCTAGGTGGTTTAGAACCATTTGATGATTTTGAAGATGTATTTGAATTGGTATTATTATTCAGAAGATATTATAACGATCCTATTGTAATATACACTGGATATAACGAAGATGAGATAGAAGATAAGATTAAAAGAATATCTAATTGCAGAAACATTATTGTTAAATTTGGTAGATTTATACCAAATCAGAAATCGCATTATGATAAAGTGTTAGGAGTTAGATTAGCAAGCGATAATCAATATGCCAAGTACATAAGTCCTAAATAGAAAGTGAGGAATAAATATGGATTATATAATTGAATTAACAAAAGATGAAAAACATAGAAAAAAAATAGAAGATGCTTTAAAAAAGAATAATGGTTACTGTCCATGTCAATTAAAGATTAAAGATAAAACAAGTCCTGATGGGTATTCGCAAGATACCAAATGTATATGTAAATCATTTGTTGAGTTAGAAGAAGGTTGGTGCCATTGTGGATTATATAAAAAACATATAATTAATAGAAATGAGGAGTAATAAAATAATGACTAATTTTGAAATGATTTTAAGGACAAATGAGAGCATAAGGAATGATATAATTTATCATATCGCTAAGGACTATTGTTTTGATGAAAAGGGCAGAGTAATAACAGATAAATGTACAACGGAGTGTCGGTGGTATGATGATATAAACTGTACAAAAAGAACAGAAGAATGGTTAAGGGAAGAGGTAGAAGAATGAATAAATTATTTTTGAGTTTAGATGATGCTGTTTTAGTGGCTAAGCGAGAGTTTAATATCGATCCACAGTTAGCACGACAAGAGTTTGAGCAAAAATGTTATATCACAGACAACCAATATGTGATTGGTTATCATGACGGACTTTGTGATGCGATAGAAGCAATCAAGAACAAGGCAGAAAGTGAGAGTAAGTAAATGAAAAATATAACACAAGAAGAAATTAACACTGCCATCAAAGAATGTAAATGGCGAAAAGAGTTGTACAGTGTTGATGTATGCCTCGGAGAGTGTTTACCCTGTGTTTCGATTATTGAGAAAGGCGAATGTGATACGTTGCGTGAGTTGTTTAAGACAAAGGTTGAGTTATTAGAAAGTGAGGAATAAGAAATGAGTGAACAAATGGAATTTCCAATAACCTTTGAAAAGTTTGCAAAAGAGTACGGATTTAAGGACGATAAGGAAGTTTACACGAATGGTTCAGACTTAATTCCAATATTCAGAGTAAAACAATGGATTGAACAAGATAATAGGTTACGCACAATTGAAATGGATACAGCTTATGAATGTGGCAAACACGCAAACAAATGGATTCCTGTATCAGAGAGGTTGCCTGAAGATGGAGAAACAATACTGTTTAGCACGAAAACAGATAGAGTATTTGAGGGTAGATACTTTAATGATAACACAGACTGTCAATGGTATGCATTTCGTGATGAAACATTTGCATGGAACAAGGTTGTTACTGCATGGATGCCATTACCAGAACCATATAAGTCATAAGAAAGTGAGGAATAAAGAATGACAGATAATAAATTTATACAGTTATGCAAAGATGTAGTAGCGAAATATGTAAATGAACATTTAGACAAAAGTGACGGAACACCATATTACGAGGTTTATCTAGTATGGTATTGTAAAACGTTACAAAATTGGAAGGCATTAGTTAGTACAACACTTCCAGATGGAATGTATTACGAGTTAACACTAAACGGAGATAAACAAGAACTTTACCTAGATGCTTATAAAAAGTTTGAAAACAAATGTATAAAGTTAGAAAACGAGGAAAGAAAATGTTGATTATGAATGGATAAAGGAGAGTGAGGTATATGACAAATGAAGAGGCAATAAGCATGGTTGAAGCAAAGTTAGACTGTCTGCAAAGAAGTACATCTGGCACAGACATAATGTGCAATGCTAGAGATTGTGATAATTGTGCCTTGAATTATGCACAAGGTAACATGGGAGAGCAGAAAGAATGGCTAAAATTAGCAATCAATGCTTTACATAATCAAGCAAGAACAGGACATATTATATCAGTAAGAGAAGAAAGTAATGCCTATCCTTGGGATGATGATTATATAGAACCTTTATATGTGTGTTCTGAATGTAGAACTAGACTTCTACCTCAATGGGGTATAAAATATTGCGAACATTGTGGTGTGAGATTTGAGCAAATAAAGAAAGGAGAATAAAACAAATGGAAGATAATTTTGAATTAGATATGATGGAGAAGATTGATAACAAGATTAAGTTAACTGAAAGTGAAATTGAAGAACTTGTATGGGGGTTTAGTATTGACACTAAGTATGGGGAGAATAGGAGATGGAGTCGAAGTGTTCAGAGCATTATTGATTTGAACGGTAGATATTTCGCAATTGATTGGGAGGAAGGACTTACAGAATTACAAGACAATGCATTTTATGAGCAACCTTATGAAGTTGTAAAAACAGAAAAAACAATAGTTGTTACTGAATGGGTAAAAAAAGATTTTGAGAACAGAAAGGATGATTTATTGTGAAACTTATATACATATCTCAACCAATGAAAAATAGAAGTGAAGAAGATATTCTAATTGAAAGACGAAATGCTATGGCTGATATATCTATTAGATTAGAGGGAGAGAAGTTTAGAGTATTAGATTCTTTCTTCGAACCACCTAGCGATATATCAAGAACAAATATTGAAGTTTCAATTCTTGGAGATTGCGTTAAAGCAATGTCTAAAGCAGATGTAATTTATTTTTGTCAGGGCTGGGAACAATCAACAAATTGTACAGTAGAACATATTGTAACAGAATTATATCAGTTAAGAGTTATGCATTATGATGATGAATATAATATCAAAGGTCTTGGTGAATTGATGAAAGATAGAATGAATGTAACTGATGGAGAGAAGAAATATTTAAATCAGATAGAAAGATAAATTTAATATTGACAAAAATCAAATTATATGATATGCTATGTTTGTTGATAAGTTGTTGTTACTACAATTAACTAACATATTTTTTGCTTTGTGGTTTGTTTTTAGTTGTAACACGTTTTCTTTTTTTATTTAATTTTATTTAATATTGTTTGTTTTGTTTTAAAAAGGACTTCTTTTATTAAGAAAGAAGTCCTTTTGTTTTAAATTATATCTAAACTAATAAGCACCCATATTAATACAAGGAGATTCATCTGTTAGAGAAAAGTCACCTGTTAAATCATCTTGAACATCTTCAAAACTAGGGTCTGCATAAATGCCTGTTTCATCAACACTATTTATTTTAATTGTTAAAAAATATTTATTAATTAAACCATCTAATTTTAGGATAACCTTTATATCCTTTCTTCCAAATAAACCATGCATAAGCAATGGCTCCATGTGAACAGGACATATCATTATTTATATAACATCCTATTCTATTACTACTTACTACAATCCACTCTGGAGGATTTTCGTCAAATAACTTTCTTCTTCCTTTACTTTCTAAGAATAGTATTTTTAAAAACATAGCAACATAATGATCTTCTTCAATTAAATCTAACGAATGTTCAACAAATTCTTTGGCATACTTGTATGGTGGATTTGTTATAATGTCCATATGTGGCATAGGCAATTCGGTTGTCTTTAAAAAGTCAACCCCCCCCTACCATATCCTCTATCAATTAAGTCTGTTGAACAAACATTATATCCACGTTCTAACAAAACTTTAGATAAATTTCCTTCACCACACGCACACTCATAAATATTTTTATGAAACCTAAACTCGTCTAATAATAATTCTAATGCTTTAGGATCTGTTGCATAATAATCATTGCTCTCTCTCTCGTAATTTGAATGGTTACTTGCACCTAATGACGCAAAGGTGCTTTTTGAATTTCCTGTCCAATCTTTACTCATAAAAAACTCCTTTATATTATAAAAAAAGAGAGCCAATTAAATTGACTCTCTTTGAAATAAATTATTTGTTATACTTTAATAATGTTTTCCACGTTGCTTTTCCAGCAGTTAATTCTCCATCACAATTAGATAAACCAACAACTTCTTTTTGATATTTCTTAATCGCCATATCAAACTTATTACCTGCAATTCCATCAACTGTACCACAATCATATCCTAAGATATTAAGATATTCTTGAATAATAGCAACAATTTCATTACGAGTATTTTTGTATTTAGATATTGTAATTGTTGCACCTAAAGTTTCATTGCCAACTAATCCATCAATTGTAATATGACGAATCTTTTGAAATTTTTTAACGAAGATTTTATAAGCGACTTTACGTTTAAATTCAATCCACTTGTTATAATTATCAACAAAAGGTTTAGGACATATCTTATGCGTTACATCATAATGTCTTACAAGGTTAGCATAAGGTATATTATATTCAATCATTTTATCACTTATTAAATCACATGCTAATGATAATTCACTATTAGTAAAATCACTAATACCATTCTTTACAGTATCACATAATTCAAAACCAATAGAGTTTTTATTTCTACATGCGTTGTAATAAATATTAGCACCACAATGATATGCTATATATTCATCAGGCACAGATTTTGTTATAGAATCATCATCAATAAAATAATGAGCAGAGGCTTTAACAATTTCTCTTGCAAAATATTTAGCATTGTTTTCATCTGAATCACCATCATTAGCAGTATAATGAACTACTGCAAATTTTATATCTTTCTTATTTCGATAATTACCATAATTGTTTCTGTTAGCAATTAATGTTTTAATTGTGTAAGCCATAACATCAACCCCTTTATAACTTACTATTCAATTTTATCTGTTTCATCATCTCTTAATCGTTGCAATACATTCTTTAATTTATCTGGAATAGGAATTATTTCACCAGTGTTTTCAATAATAGATATTCCCTCATTGCAAATAAAGAACATAATAACAATTTCTCTGATTGGTAAATTAATCACATTCTGTAAAGCAACACAAGCAATAACAAAAGTTAACATAATAACCTTTTTTAATATTCCTCGAAAACCAACAGATGAAGATAACTCATGCTTATACATTGCTTTAATTACACCAGTTCCGTAATCAATTACAATCAATGTGATAAGTGTACTTAATAACTTATCCCATCCACCAAGAAAGTAGCAAATAATACCACCAATGTAACCAAATGCAACACTTAGTCTGTTAAACCATTTTGACATTTCATTTAACATTAAATAACCTCCCTCTTAGGTTATAAGTTTAATACACTAAAAAACTTTTCAGCCTTAAACTTATCCCCATAACAATAAACATTGCAATTATTAATAGTTTCATTTCGAGAAAATAATTTTAATAAAGAATTATATTTCCCTTTTATAATCACATGTCGATCATTATATGAATAAGGTTCAACATTAAGTTTATTATTTTTAAACTCTATGTAGAATATTCCCCCTCTTTCGTCATCAATCTCAACCTGAATATAATAATCTTCATGCAAATTATTTGTATCAATCATATATATAAGTGAAGCCAATATGAAAAACTTTTGCGTAAACGATAACTCCAAGTCAAAATTATTAGTCATTCAATCACTCCCTTATTCCACATAAGTGTTAAACACGTCAGCCAAAGCAGTACGTTTATTAGAACCATCAGGATATTCATTAGCTATTATTTGATTTCCATTTGAATCATAATACCAACCATCAGAATATAATCCCCAATTGTATGTTCGGTATTCATGGTATGAATAATTTATTCCATACTCATCAAATAAATCAATCATGTCTTTAACCCATTCAGTAGCATTAGTTAAATTATTATTAGTTATCAAATGTCCGTTTACTCCAAACTCTCCACAATATAATTCAACATTATTAGATTTAGCCCAATTAATATATTTGTCTAAAGTATATCTTAAATAATCTTTATTAATTGTAAACAGATGAGTTGCTTTTAAATATTGCATACCAAATTTAAGATTAACAGTAGAACTACAATTACTAAATTTCACATACACTTTAAATTTATATTTATAACCATCTTTAAGAACTAAATTACTTCTAGTATCATTCATATACAACTGATATGATTCTGTAACATCAGATAATTTAATTGATGCTAAATGCGAATTATTATGTTTCGTTGAAGTATCGTAACTCCATGCATTACTTGATGTAGATGTTCCCATATTCCAACCATAAATAGTAGTTGATGATTTAACATAATCTGTATTATATATTGTTTGTATATAATTTTCATCAGAATCATATTCTTCAATTTCTAAATCGTCAATATAAACAATTGAATTTGAACCAGCATTATAAACAGATAATACCCAAAAGAAATGGTCACCTTTAGTCGTATCTCCAACAATATAATCACTTACTAATTGTTGCCAACCAGAAGAAGTATAACTATAATTATTGATTGTATTATACCATGTTAAAGATTTATAAGACTTCCCACCTCTTGATATAGCAATATAATCATTATTATATTTTATTAAATTAGTTGAATTTCTATTTTGGTCACAAAATGCAGATGGTTCATACCAATGAAAATCATATAAAACTTTTTCATCATCTACTAAACGTGATGAACTAGGAAAGTCATAATATGTTACTGTAGTTCCACTACCACTAACCGTTCTTAACATACCAAAAGGTCTTTGCAAAACAATAAATTTATTAGTATCAATTGCCCTAATACCATCTATAATATCTTGAACGTAATCATAATAATTATCTAATGGGATTGTACTATCTGCGTTATATGGCAAGAATGGTTCATTCAATAAATCATATCCAATCATAGCTGTATTATTTTTATATCTTGTTGCAACTGCTACCCATAAAGCTTTTAATCTATCTCGATATGCTATTGCTTCTGAATCAGAATCATATAATCTACAATTGCTAGTATTTATAAATCCACCTTGTGGAACATGAATACTTAAAACCATACCAATATTATTATTAGCACACCAAGTAAGATTTTGGTCTAACCAATCCCAGCCTGTTTGCTTGTAAGTATATGGGTTATCATCATCTTCAAATGAAGCATAATGTACATAAAATCTAACAGCATTAAATCCATAATTTTTTAATTCTACATACGAATCACTATTAGTATATTTATCATATGGTGTAGCATTTAGTAATTTATTCGCCCAACAGTTATTGCCTATACCTATACTTCTTAATCTAGGTACATGCCATTGCGTAGCTCCTAATGTAAAATTACTATCTGACATATTATCTGACATATTACTTAATTCATTTTCAATAGTATTTATTTCGCTTTGTATTTTACTTGAACTCCATGTAGTTAAAGAAGAAGAACTACTATCATTAATATTACTTGGTGGAGTATAGGTGTCAGGCAATGCACCTATTTCACTTGGAGTGTATGTAGGTTTTGTAGAATTTTTCGCCCAAGCAGGAACATCAGACGCAGGTAATTCTGTGGGAAAATAATTCATAGTATAATTTTTTATCTGTTCTACAGTACATTTTTCAGCATTTCCACCTGAATTTTTATCTATAACAAACGCATCTGTATTTTTTAAATTAGACGTTAGATTTAACTCATGTATTTCTTTAGCCATTTATATCCACCTCTTTTCATGATATATTTAAATTATATTTATTCATATATGATTCTTCATAATTTATAAAAGCCAAGTCGTTCTTTAAAACATTCTTTTTAAAATATAAATGATTAGAAGCATATCCCATACTAAACTCTCCTTCATGTTCCACTACATATGAATGAAATGATATTTTCTTTGTACATTCATCATATTCAACCTCATACATTCTGTTATCTGGAAGAATTGGTATTTCTAACAATGCTCTAAATCCCTTTCTTGTGCTTGAATAATCAATTATTTTAACATCATCTACACTTTTAATAAAATTTAAATATGTTATAAAATTTAAATTTACATAATGCATTACAATCTGTCTTGATAATGCTAAAAAATATTGCGAATCCATTATATTTTCCTTATGCATTAATACTCACCAATCTTTCGAATTAAACAATCAATGGAATAAACTTTATATTATCCCAAGAAAAACTCAATGTACAGTTTCCTAACACATTATATTTGTTTATTCCATCATGTAATTTCAACCAATATATATTTCCATTCCAACCTAAGTTATTATAAGTTACTAATGATTTAATTGAATCATTATTTGTATCAGCATAAACTAATTGCTTACGATTATCAACTATTATGTTTGTTCCAATAAACGGACATTTAATTTTAAATGTATTGTACTTATCATTAGAATAATCCACACATTCAATAGATATAACTTCGTTAACAACTGATGGAGTTATAGTTAATATTGGATATATTTCTTGATTATCACAAGCATTAACATTTATTTCAATCATTGTTTGCACACCATTAATGATATAACTTTCACTTGTTTCATGAACCATAACATATGCACTGTCACTAACAAATGTAAATGTTAATCCTATAATATTATCATCATTTGCTCTATATATAACTTCTGTAAAAGCACCTGATAACATAACATAATTAGAATTATCATCATATAATCTTAACTCTTTTATATCATTTACGAACAACCAATTGGTTATAGATAATTGTTCATAATCACTAATAGCCGAACCATCTTTTTTAATTAATGTAAATGTAAATGACTTGGCATCATTATAATTAAATCCTTGAAATAACCCTTTATCTGTTGCAGTTATTCCAATATCAATATCTGTATATTCATTTATATTATCAAAATTACATAACATTAATGAATCAGATAATACACTTGATAAACTAATATTATTAAATTGAATTGAATTAACAATCATATTAATCACCACATTATAATAGTTGGTTAGGACAATACTTATCCTAACCAACTATAATTATTATTTATTTAATTGTGTTACATCTTCTTTTAATACCTTTTCTTTTAATACCTTTAATTCAGACTCTTGCCTTGCAACCACATATCTTGTTGCGTATAGTTCCTGTTTTAATAAAGCCAATTCTTTTGATAACTCACTTATTATATATTCGCCTTGCGACATTTCCTTTTGTTCCATATCAACTATCCTTTCTTAACTTATTTAAATCATTTCTTAATTTAGTTATTTCCTCATTCTGTTCTTGAATTGCTTTTACAAGATAAGGAATTAATCCAAAATGATTAATATTTTTTATTGTAGAACCATCTTGTTGTTCAACTTCATAAACCACACGAGGTATAACTGTTTCTAATTGATTTGCAATAAATCCTACATCAACATGCTCATCTCTATTTTTCCAATCAAAAGATTTTAATTCAATTTTATTTAGAGTATCTGTTGCACTAACAGATGTATCTTTAATATTCTTTTTTAACTTAATATCACTCGAAACATCACCGTAATGGATTGAACCAACTAGTCCATTGTCAAAGATTAATTTTAAATTAGCATTTGCATCATTATTAATCTGTATAATACCCAAACTTGTTACACAAGGAACTCCATTAGAATATACTTTTCCTGTTGATGCAATATTTCCTGTTGTCTTAATTGCACAAACAACATTAGGTAATGGATCACTATAATTACTTCCACCTGCATACGAAGTATCAAAACGAGATTCGCCATGACTTCTTATGCCTTGTGTTGTTTCAACATATCTATTGGCAATAAAATCTCCGTCAGTAGAAACAGTCATATAATTATTATATACATGACCTGTATTAGTTTCTTTTTCAGAAGGTGTTCTATAAAATCTTGCTGAATCTTCGTGTAAAACTAAATTTCCTCTACCAATCATATCATCACCACTAGATGGCTGATAATAATTAATTCCTGCTGACAATAACAATTCACCTGAAGCTATAGTAGTTGTTAAGTTCATACCATCTGATGTATTAGAAGATCTACCTTCAAGCATATTATATGGAAAAGATTGAAACACAGATATATATGCCCCATCAAATCTATTAATGGTTACTCCGTTATCAGGAGATTCTAAAGCACCCCATGATATAAATTTACTTTCTGGCTCCCAAATTCCATTTGGATAATATGTTGAATCTAATAGATGTTCATAATAATCAAAATTAATTTGTCCACCAAATGTAGTTTTACCATCTGAATCAATCGAAAAATATGGAGATGAAAAACATCCATTAACTAAATCAACAATCATTCCTTTTCTTGTATTATAATGAATTGCATTATAAGTAACGTCTGCACTCTGATTATACCTACTTTCTACAAGTTTAGTATATTCAGAATTATAACTTTTAATAATTCCACCATTACCACTAGAACCACCAATAATTGTTCCTGTAAAGTTAATATTTCTAGCAAATAAACTATCTGTATCAATTTTACCACCATCAATAATAGTTGTTCCATATAAATATATATCCGAACCTGCAACATCAGAAGGTGAATAATTCCATGCAGTAGGCATTACACCTCGTTCTATTTTAAACTTTTCAAATGAAACCTTCGTTCCGTTATGATTATTAGTATCTACATAACACTGTACTTCATAATGAGTAGTAGATAATCTTATCGTTGAATATGAAACAGGATTATGTTTAATTATTTCAACGTAATAACCTGTAGCAGAATCATAATTAGAATATAATGATGTATTACCTGTTTGAATAATCGAACCAATATCACCATTTGAATTTAATATTGGACATGTAGGAGATATGGCATCATTAATTTTAATATATCCACTAATTGTATAAAACTCATAGTCCGTAGATATATCCCATATAATATCATTACAACATACATTTATAGGATAATAATTGTATGATGATATATATGATGAATTATTACAATTAATAATTAATGTATCATAACTACTTTCATGCGACCATACATCAGAACTAAACACATCATTAACACAAAAACGATTTACACCATCTTGTTCATCTATATCATATTGAGAAGCATACCAATTTAAAGACGATATATTACCTTTTTCAATTTTAATCCAATCAACTATCATGTTAATTCCACTTGATATGCCAGTTGTAATATAAAAATAACCTGTACATTCAACAGTTGGTGTTACACATATCTGATACAAACCATCTTCATAACCATCTTTAATAACTGTATTACTAAAACTTAATGTAGGTGTGTTTGTAGTAGAAGTTGTATAATTAAAATTAAATCTGATTCCATTTGCAGGAGTGTAATAAGCACCATTTGAATTAGAACATTGTAATGTTATGATATACGTTTCATTTGCTTTCATATTTTCACTTAAATAAAAATATGAATATGGTACATTATTACTATTAGTTGTATAACTAACTAATGTTGGTATCTTGCTATGAATAACTATATTTTTATCTGCATAATCAAGAACACTATTTATATTACTGTATGTAACTAAACCATTTATATCCACCTTATCAGCATTTATCTTAATCTGATTGGCTTCTGAATTAATCTTATTAACTATAGCAGTTATTCCATCATCAGTAATTGATAATGAATTTACATTGTTACCACTATTAACTAACCATTCAAAACCATTAGCAGTTTGCATTGCTTTACTTGCAACAGAAGATATTTCCATACCAACTATATCAGTTGATTCGTCATATATTGAATTAAATGATGATAACTTAGGACAACTTATATAACAACTTCCACTTCCTGTATAATTAAATTGTACTTGAATAGCACTTGTTGTACTTGAAGTTGTGATAGTTCTTTCAAGTAATGTCCATGAGGAATTAGTTCCTGTAATAGATGTTGTAGTGCTTTCACTAATCATACTTCCATCAACAGTTGAAGTTTTATAATTAGTTAGTTTAATATTAACATTACCACTTGTAACTTTATAATATACTTTAAAATAATATGTTGTACTAGGAGCAACATTGTATACAAATTTTTCTGCAATTGCATTTCCACCACTAACATAAATAACTCTGTTCTCTGGTGATGAAGAAGTTCTTTTAAATTTTTCTGTTGGATGTATACTGAAACTTCGTAAATTGTTTCCAGTAGTTTCCCATTCCAAAGGATAAAACGAAAAGTTACTATCTAAGAATAAATTATAAGTTGAATCTCCATTTAATATTGTTCTTGTTGCAATCATTTCTCTTTGCACAGATTCGGCTAAAGAAAGAAAAGAATTATAAAAACTTTCCATTCCAACTAATACACCATTATTATTAGTAAAATTAACTTTAGATTGTAACTCACTAATAGAAGATGAATTATTATTAATATCTGTTCTCATAGATGTTGTCTTAGAAACAATTGAAACTGTTGAATACAATATAAATACTTCTTGCGTATCTAATGGATTAGTTAAATCATTTGGATTATACAATTCGCATTTAATACTTGTAACATTATTACTTGGTGCATAATTTGTAGAACTTTCAGCATTAGACGAAGTGTAATACAAATTGTAATTAATATCACCATCTATAATTTCATTAGTAGATACATATATTTTAAATATACCTGAATAAGATGTTTTATTAATCTGTGGAGTAGCTGTACAACCATTAAATGTAATAGTTTGTGGTGTGCAATTTTTTGTATCAACGTTTCTAATTATTATTCTTGCACTAGGTTCAATCCAATAAGAATGAAGTATCTGACCACCATCTCCTTGCAATCCTTGTTTTGCTCGTGTCAGAGTGAATCGTTTAGTAATAGAAGTATAACCACTTTTACTTGCAGTTATATCTACATATCCAACATCAGCAGTCATTCCATTTACTGTAAATGTTCTATTGTTATTTGATGATGTTCCAGATATACTTGTTGTACTTATCGAATAAGTCCATTGAGAAGATATATCCGTACCTGCATCATAAATATACATTGTAGTAGTAGCACCAGTATAAACTCCATTTGCTCCGTTAACATCTGTAGGTACAGTATGTGAATCATTTGAAAGGAAAGCAGTGATACCATTATTTCCACTAGCACCAACAAAGGCTATTGCAAATGAGAAATACTTTGTAAAAGTTTTTCCATCAGCAGTAAATGTAATCTTAACTGAACCACTTGGAGTAGTAAGTAAGTTAGTTGAATTAAATGTTATTGTTGGCTCTGTTGTTGCATTGTTACTAATATTTGCAGTTAATCCAGTATATCCTGTTGCAACATTTGAATTATTACCACTAACTGTAACTGTTCCAATTTTAGTTATTGTGGTAGCAATCTTTGTTGAACCTTTATATACATTAATGTTTGTAGATTTACTTTCAGCATTTGCATAGTTAATTCCACCACTAAACATATCACTTTCATTTGATAATATAGCACTGTATGAATCTTCGCCATCTGTACCAACATACTTCTTCCATGTATAATCATTAAATGAATTAGATGGAGTAGAAGATGTGCTTACAAACATACCAACATAGTTACCAACAGTATCTCCATTATTAGCAGTAAACGATATGCCATCATTTGAATATTTAATATGCATGTAACTTGATACACCATCATTACCTTTGAATTGCCCCATGTCAACCCAACTACTTGTTTGTTCTACCCATATATAAAGATGTGAATTAACAACATAACTATCATTTTGATTTCCATTTGGATGTTCTGCAATTAATTCATTTAATGTATTATAACTTCCTAATATATTAATACTTAATCCATCTTTACCATTCTTAACTTTAATAATTGTTATTATATCATGCACTTCGTTATATTCCATAGAGCGACATCTGAACGATAATGAACTTGTACTATTAAAAATCAAAGCATTTTTAGGTATAGTTAAAACTTTACTATTGTTGTTATAATAACATTCTATAGTTGACAAACTTGTATTATATATCTTATTCCAACTAACACCACCATCATTACTGTAATGCCATTCTAAATCAGATAATAATATATTATTAGTAGAAGGTGTAAGAGCAATAGTTTCAGGTGAATATGTTTCTCCATCTTCTGAAATAAATACTTGTGAAGAACCACTAATTCTAATAACCTTAGCATCTTCTCCCTGAATACCTTGCAACGCAACACTAAAAGAAAAATACTTTGTAAATGTTTTATTATTAGCAGTCATAACAATTGGAATTGAACCACTTAAATCTCTTAATGAATTAGTTGTATTAAATTGAATAGTAGGAGATAAGGTATTATTATTAATAACTTTAGCAGTTAAACCTGTATAACCTGTACTTAATGTATTTGTTCCATTTACATTAGTATCTCCAATTGAATCAATCCTAACATTTATCTGTTCATTTCCATTTAAAACAATAACACTTGTTTCAGCACTATCAATCGAACCACCATTTGTTGTTCCTAAAAATGTAGCACATTCATTTGTTAATAAAATTGAATATGAATCATTACCTACAATCTTTTTCCAACTATAATCACTAAATGTAGTTGAATCAGAAGCATTAGAATCAACCAACACTCCCATGTAATCCCCAACTACTTCTCCGTCATTTGAAGTAAATGTTAAACCATCATTAGAATATTTAATATGAACATAAGTTGAATCTCCTTTATCGCCTTTTATTCTTCCTACATTTTTCCATGTTGAAGTTGAATTCGACCATACATATAAATCACCATTTACTAAATATCCATCTCCAACATTTCCTGTTGGATGTGCATTATACAATTCAAGTGTTGTATCAAAACTATCATATATATTAATACCTTGTCCATCTTTACCATTTTTTAATCTTGTAATTGTAATTGTATCGCTTATCCAACTTTGAGTATTATCATAACATTTAAAAGATACTGAATTAATACTTGAAGATAATACATTTACGTCTTTAGGTATTGTTAAAACTTTTGTTGAATTATTATAATATGGTAATGTAGATGAAGTAGTTGTATTAGTTAACTCTGTCCATGTAGTAGAACCCTGAACACAATAACTCCATTTTAAATTATTTAACTGCACACTTTGTATAATTGGTGTCAATGTTATAGTATCAGGAGTATAAGTATTGTTTTCCGTTGATACAAATACTTGTGATGATGGAACAATATTTATAGATGCTGATACAGTACCATCTGTAATTCTGCTAACTGTTACTTCACTTTGTCCTATCATGTTATTTCCATTTGCTGAATCCAACACTGTTATTCTATATACATAAGACGCATTGGCTAAACTTAATCCTGTAATAGTTATACTAGATGTTGATTGATAATCTACAGAACCACCAAATGACATATCTAATACATTGTTTAAATATCTTCGCCATCTATAAATATAATTTGAATTATTAACTTCCGAACCATTCTTAAATACTTTGGCAGTTAATGTAGTTGTATCATCATCTCGTTTTAATATTGTACCATTACTTGAACTAATTGATACATATAATCCCATAAAGTCTACAGTTTCGGCTATTGTAGAATATGCTTGCGATAATGTTTGATTAGTTTCATCAAAATAGATTTTACTTGCAGAGAACATTGTATCTCCACTGTTCTCATCATTTCCGTTGATAACACTAATGATACTATTTAAATTTAATTTTCCTGCCGATATTCCACTATATCCATTGCCACTATCTTGTAACATATCATTTTTTATACTACCATCTTGAATAAAACTTTCAGATAATCCTTCTGAATTTAATTTCATTCCTACTCCATTATTATCATAAACAATAATGCTATATACATCAGCACCTTCTTCTTGACCTATCTGTATACGAGGATTTCCATTGGAATCATTAACTAATAATGTATTATCACTTATTCTAAATCTTCCGTCTTTACTATGTATGAGAACATCATTAGTTATAATCTCATTAAATAAAGCAGTACCACCTTGAATAATAGATGTAACAAGATTAGTAATTAAAGCATCTTCAATTGTACAATTAGCAGTATTTAAATTAATCGTATCAGTATAACCACTTGTTATTCGACCTGCAATCAAATCATTTATTCTAGCGACCTCTGCGTTTAATTCTTCAAAGGTAACATTGAGTGGGAGAGTTGTACCTAACTGTTCTCCGAACTTTGATTTATAATAATTTGATTTAATAATTGCATTAATAAAATCTGTTGTAATACTTATATCCGTTGTTGAATTACCAGTGCTTCCAACCTTAATGGAGTTTTTACTTGAACTTAGAGATGAATCAAATAAACTAGCTAAATCATTTCTACCATTTAATGTATTTTGCATTGTACTATAACTAACAGATATTTCAGAAGATAAATCTTTTGGATTATATTTTATTTCTGTTATTCTTATTACAACTTGATAATCATCTCGTATACACAAATGTATAAAATTTGCCACATCAAAATTATTAATATAATCTTTAAACTCTGGAATAGATAATAAATTATCTAATGTAGTTGTAAATTTATATTGTGGTTGCGATTCAATATATAATTGAGTAATTGCATCTTGAAATAATTCATATGCAGTATCAACCTTTTCTGATTCTGTTTGAGTTTCAGTAGTAGTAATATTTTCATTTGAATAATCTGTGTCTAAATATAATAATTTAATATTAGATATTTCAGTTGATGTTAATCCAAATCTAGGATTATCCATAGCAACATCTGATATAATTCCTAATCTTGTATTATTTGCTATATCGTATTCATCATTTAGCAATTCAATTTGTCCTGTTTTCTTGTTATATTCATTAGTTGCATTATTTAAATTATTTTGTATTTCAGTATATCTATTATAATATACTGTGTAATTACTTTGAGAAAAATGTTTTCCCTCTAATGCTGATGTAACTAATAAATAATCTCTATAGTATTGTTCATATAATGCACGTTGTATTCTAACATTAGTTGCATTATCATATGTTACAGGAATACCATTTGAAAAAACTAACGAATTTTTATAATTTAAAATAGTTGTTATCTGTGAATATGTTAATAATTCATCTGTATTATCGTTATTTAAATCAGCAAAACATAAATGATTAACACAAGTATTTAATTGTTCTTGGTAACTCTCAATCTTAGAACTTAATTCATATGTGCCATATAATTCCCAATCAGTTTCAAATGATTTGTCATATTCTAAAGAATCATCATTAGGATTATTATTCATTTGTAATTGAATATTTATATTAGGAATTATATAATTTAGGATTTCATAATATGTGAAGTAACCATAATTTGTATCATATAAAGCAGTTAAATAACTTTCATGATCCGTTTCATTATTAATATTTTTCCATGTTACATATGTATTATTCTCATCATATTGAGGATTATTGTCTACTGATATTTGCATGGCAGTTAATAATCCCTCGTAATATTCTATAAAATCCTCTAACTCTTCATTAGTAAATCCATTCCAATCCATTTCAACTGAATCAGAAGGAAGCTTTGTTTCTAAATTTATAATTTCTTCTTGTAAATCATAACAATGTTTTATAATATTAATATATTCATCACGTCTATCTTCTCTATAGTTTTTCCATGAATTATATTTTAATACTGTTTCATTTGAAAAATATGGTTCTTTTAAAAAATAATCTATATTTGCATACTTAGTTTCTCCGAAATTAACAGGTGCTATATTTAAATCATTTCCACCACTAATATTAAATCTTGTATATATAGAGTTTTCATCTACTTCTACATTTACTGTTTTTAATAAATTTCTAAAACTAATCGTTAAGTTAGAGTCCACACCTAACTCATTAATATCATAAACATTAATAACCCTATCTATACTATTAAAATAAAATACACATTTTGCAGTAGACGATAACCTCTTTGTTAAAAAACTATATACAGATTCACTATCTACTTCAAATGAAAACTTTTTATTTTTCAATGAGTTACTTACATAACCTATAGTCCATTCTGTTTCATCTAATATTAAATGCAACAATGATAATTCTGTATTATTTATATTATAAAAAGTAACGTATTCTTTAGCAAAACCATTAACATCTATATTATTTGTTGCTAAATATTCTTTACTAATTTCAGTTCCATTATTAATTACAAAGTTAACTAAATCTCGATTTTCTAATTCATGTTCTAATGAAAACGCACTAATGGATTTATATTCATAATATCCATCATTGATTATTGTAGGTTCTTCCATTACAAATATACCAACATTAGGTATTTCAATCTGCATACCGAATAGTAAGTTATCATAAGCATTGCTTAACTCCATTTCTCCATTAACATCAATATATCTCATAACATCAAATGTTAAGGTACTTATGTTTAATAATGGTGAAATTGATAAACTACAACTAGAATCATCTATTCCGTTTATTACACACAATTTAGTATGTTCAACATCAGGCTTACATAAATAAAAATCAACTTCTTTATCATTAAAAACCATTTTATATGACAACTCCTTTCAAATATTTATTTCTATAAAGAAATGTAACAGAAGCATTTCCTTCAATACTTATTGTATTATTTCCATTTAATAATCTAAACCAATTTATTTTTCCATTTAAATTATCTGTATTCCAAATTAAATCATTAATATTAATATTATTTAATTTTTTATTTTTACAATCAATTGTTATAGCATTTAAATTTCTAATTCTAAATTTCATAATCAAATTATTATCTGTATTATTTACTAACTTAACATATGTATTATCTCCATATGAATTTGGATATATAGTTATAATTGGATATATCGGTGTATTATCCGTACTTTCTGCTGGAACAATATAACTTGTTAATTCCAATTCATTTTCAAAAGTTATATCTATTTGATTTGAATAATTATAATTATCAGAAAGTTTAAATGTCAGTGTCAATCCATATATCTTTGAACCTATTACATTATATGTTATATTAGTAAACATACCATAGTAATTACTCATATTAATATTATCTACAATTTTTTGAATAATTATATCATGCAATTCATTATTATATTTAATCTTTATATTATCTAAATATTCTGCATCATATGATATATTATCATCTCTATCATGTATACTTAAATAGTTAGGACATTTTACCCCCATTAATTTTTTACATATAATATCTATCTCTGAATCAGAAAATTCTGAATTATCTTCTTTAAACAATGTGATTATTAATGAAATATCATTTGAATTTCTAATCGCATAATAATTATTCTTTATTCTTTTTGAAGTAAATTCTCCATGCAAAACATCCCTTGTAGGTTTATAATTAAGTTCTGTTTTTTTTTCAAAACTTCCAATCTTTAATCTACTATCAATAAGACTTAACGTAGAGTAATTAGCAAAATTAAAATATCTCATACGCAATCCCTCTCTTTATAAAAAATATTGTAGGTAGATAAAGTAATATAATTCTATCTACCTACAATGTGTAGTTATGGAATATATAATTCATCATAATCTGTCAAAACAGGATAGCCTTGACTACATACTCTATGAAATTCATCAAGACCTTTATCTCTAATTATTTCAAGAAGAAAGATAATTAGCTTTTCAGTTTCTGGATGAAAATATCTGCCTTTTCTTACTTTGTAGAAATAATTGAGAGGTTCGTCTTGATTCCACTTTTCATTACTGTAAACTTTACCTGCACCTATCCAATCGCATATCATTTCAACAACATATTTTGATGGGATTTTATTGGCTATAATTTGTCCGTTATCATAAAAATCTATCCACCATTCCCAATGATGTTTATTAACTCCTTTGTGATGTAACCAAGCCATAGAATAACCACGAGATTCTTTCTCTGCTTCAATAGGACTTCGATTGCCTTGAAAGTGTTTAGCAGAAGCAGAAAATTCAATAGGACTAAACTTTGACAAATCATGTATAATACCTTGCCATGTTATCCCACAAGATTTACATTCTTGATAAACAATTGCTTTGTGCTTACAAACTGTTTTAAAGTGTTTCCATCTTTTACCCACAAATCATTCCTCCTGTATGTGAAATGTACAGTGGAATAGTTCTTGAAATTTACTATCCCACAGTACATTGAAACTTAAACTTACATTACTTATAACCATACTTCTTTAATTCATTTACTAACTTCTGACTATTATATTTATATGATTGCTCTAACATAGACTTAATCCCCGGAAATACTTCCTTGTCAACATCACCATTAACATTTAACAGATTGTCATACTTTTGTTCAATTATAATTCCATTATTAGATTTATTAATTTTACCATCAAATATATCACCTATGTTTGGCATATTAATAAATGATTCTATCTTATCAACAAAATCAGGAACATATTTACTTGGAATAATTGCTTCTCCAACTTTAGCAGTAATTAAACCACTATCCTTATTATCTTTGATAAGACTTGTTAACTCATCATCAACTGGCAAGAATGATTTAACAATTCCACCTTTATAATAACCTGCTCGTTTAAATTTTGCTTTTGTCGCAGAATCAATTTTACCATTAGCAGTAATTGCTCCACCCCAATTAGAACTCTCTTGAAACTTCTGAATTGCTTGTGTTACCTTGCTATCCCATATTCCATTCTCTGATAAACGTCTACCATTTGTATCTGTAATACCTAATGAATTTAATGCACGTTGTATTCTTATAACTTCATCTTTTGTTGCAGTAGCTGATGTTATTAAATCTTTAGATATACCTGACACCAAACCATTACTTGTTACATCTGTTTGTTTTATAGTTTGTGTGTTACTGTTAGAAGTCGTATTAGTAGCAGTAGATGTTGTAGTATATGTTCCTGTATTATTAGAAGTATCTATCTTAACACCATTAACTAAACCACTAACATCAACAGTTGTTCCTGCAATTGTTGAAAACATATCATTAATTGATTTAATTGTATCTGTTCCAAACTTTCCGTATTCAGAAGTTATTTCCTCAATAACTTCTGCTTGTGCAGTTAAGTTTGCTTTAAGTAAATCAACTTGCTTACTATAATCTGTTTCAAGATCATTAACAAAATCATCTAATCCATCTGTGATTAATGAAATTCTATGTTCAACAATTGTATCATTCAAATCCTCTTTACTAGTTTGTAACTGTGCTTCCAATTGTGCTTTTCGTGTTTTAGTTGCTTGATCCTCAACACCTTCCAAAGCAAGTATCTGTGCTTCCAAAGACTTAATATCTTTTGTCTTAGACTTTATATTTTTATCATAATCATAATAAGACTTCTTTGCATTTAAGGCTTCAACTCTTAATTGAATTAATTCTTTTAAACTATCTAGTTCGGCTTGATTCTGTTGTTCATAAAGACTAATAAAACTATCTCTAATTGATTGCACATCTTTAACAGAGCTTAACAATCCATCTTGCAAGTCCTTTAATTTAGTTTCATAATCTTCATCACTCATAGGATTATATCGGTCTTTTCGGTATGTATTTTCTAACAGTTCAATGTCTTTAATATAAGCATTTACCTTTTCTTTGGCTTCATCATACATCTGTGTCATAACAGCCAACTTAGTTATACCTAAATCCGTAACAATTCCATTTTCATCAAATATCATATCGTCATTAATAATATCACTTATTTCAGAAAGATTACTTTTTAATTTATCTAATTTTTCAATAACATCATCCATCTGTTTAAATAATGTATTATTAAACATTTCAGACCTTAAATCATATATTGTCTTTTGAGTGCTAAGTAATTCGTTATTAACAGAATCTAATTGATTTGAATATTCAAACCATTCTTCTGAACGATAATTAGCACTAGCCTTTAATTTTTCTAACGCACTTATTTGTTGTTGTAAATATAAAACTCGCCAACTATACTGATGAATTTCATTGTAATAATCATCTTTTGTTACAGTTTCACCACTCGCCTGTTTTAATTCAATTTTATTCGCCCAATAATCGGCTTGATTTTGAAAACTATTTTCAATTTTTTGAAATATGTTTAATTCCATTTCATTCATTTGTTTTTGAATGTTATGTGAATTAGCACTTAATTCTTTAAGCTGATTATTCAATTCTTCAACATAAGTTAATCCTTCATAGTATGCATTGAAATTTATTTTTCCACTTGAATATAAAGAATTTAATTCTCTTTCATAAT